GTTTGCTTGGCATCACCTTCACGCTCTTTGGCATCGTGCTGTTCCAAGCGAGTCCGATTGACCCTAGCCGCAAGGACATCCTCATCTACATCTTGGGCGTGCTGTCTGCGGTCGCTACGCAGGTTGTCTCGTACTACTTCGGTTCTAGCCAGTCGAGCAAGGACAAGACCGAAGCACTTAAGGAAGCCATGAAATGAGCCTCGTAAAAGAACAGGCGGCGTTCCTGCTGGATGTCGCCAAACTCGTTAACAAAGCGACTGAACTGGGCTTCGTCGTTACGGGCGGTGAACTTGCCCGTACCCCGGAACAGCAGGCTATCTATGTGAAAACTGGGCGTAGCAAGACGATGAACAGCATCCACCTCAAACGGTGCGCCATCGACCTTAACTTCTTCAAGGACGGCAAACTCTGCTACGACATCCCGGCGCTTACTCCGGTCGGTGAGTATTGGCAGAGCCTCAACCCCAAGAACCAATGGGGCGGGTTCTGGAAGTCATTCAAGGATGTGCCGCACTTCGAGCGCAGGGTGTGATGGCGAGGAAGGAATCGAACCTTCATTCACGGAGTCAAAGTCCGTTGTCCGACCGTTAGACGACTCGCCAGCCGTTTACCAAGTATCGCGCCAGCCTCGGCTGCACGCCCAGTTAGGGGGCGGCACGCGGCTCCATTCGTGGTGTCTGCGTGCCTTTAGGTTGCGGAACCAGTTGACGAACCATCTGACCATAGTGCCTCCGCGCTGTAGGACTGTGACGGTGATTTCCAATCTCGCGGCGGGTCGCCCGACAGGTGGCTCGGGTCAACCCAATGCAGTTTGTTGTTGGGGTAGGCGATGAGCGGCCCAGCCTCCAGCCGGATGATGTGATGGTCTTTGCTCTGGTCGCTGACCTCCGACCATCCCCCGTTGTGCCAGAAGATGCTGAACAGGTAGACCCCCGGCCTCCACACTCCGTCCCTGCCTCTAGCGCGGACACGGTGACCCCGCAGGAATTCCATCTCCCGCACTTCGGCGTGGCGGCTAAAGGAGTCCCACCAGCAAACAAGTTCTAAAGCCATTGGAGGGCATGGCTTGCTGACAAGGGCATGGATAGGCACCCTCGCCCATTGCGCCCCACAGGCTGCCATAACGCTAAACATGGGTACCCGTGCAGGTTCAGCCCGGAACCCGAAGATGGTGCAGGGGGTAAACTCCCCGCTGCCCGTCTGGTGGTCATATAGGAATTCGTTGCGGATGTACGCCGGGGTGTACGGCGTGTCTACCATGAAGGTCACAGTAGTCCCTCTCGGTTAAGTTGCGCGAGGGTTCGCGCCATGCCTTCAAGATGCAGCAGGCGCACATAGTCCCGGTCGAGGTCGGTATGCGCTCGACGGTCGATAGCATCGTGGCACGCGCTACAGGCCCATGCCCCAAGTACATCGGGCGACTTCATGCCTATGCCGGAGACTCCGGCAAGCCTGTAGTGCGCCAGCACGGTTGTCTCGCTGTTGTGATTGCAGACCTCGGGGATACGCACCATGCAGCCTCGCCCTTTTGCTTCCTTACGCAGTTTCATACGACGGCTCCGGTATCACGATGCCCATATCAAGGCACTTTGTTTCAAGAAACAGCAAGTAATCGCTGAACTCTTGTTTGTCGAGCGCAGAGGAACGCTTGAGCGGTCGCAGGCGCTTCCTGCCAAACCCCTCCAGCGTCTCCCATCCAAAACACTCACCCAGAAAGTAATCGTGCAGGTCATCACGCTGCCATCCGCGCAATGCCTCACCACCGCCCTCGAGGATGGACGGGTACACCACGCCCCACAGGAACTTGTTTTGTTGGGCGGTGCGCGGCTTCTTCCACTCCGTAACCTCGACCGCCCATGTTTTGAGCGGGTCAAGGTTAGACACCATCCGTGCCACGACAGATGCCATAGCGTCCGGTCTGGTGCCTCGCGGGAAGATGCGTTTCATCGCTCGGATGCCCTCACCCGTCCAGCCCATTGCTTCCATTCGTGGGCATATTCGACATTCTGGTATTCATCGAACCACGGGCCACCCTCGGTGAAATGCACGCAGGTCGGGTCAGGAACCTGCGCCCGTGTGTGCCAGCCCTCCAAGTAGTTGAAGGTCGGCGGTAACGCACCGATGTTTCGGTCGTTTACCCACATAAATCTGTGCAGATACATCCCGGTTTCGCTGTTCACGATTTCGGGTGTCAGTCCACCCATTGACGGATGGCTGCAATTGAACCACATAAACGACGACCAGTTTTTGCGCGGGTATTGGCGCTGTACCTGCCCGTCCATCTTTGTCAGGGATGTGGGCTTGTAGTCGTGCTGGACACACCACACGGCAACATCAGGATTGTTGAAGTCGAGCAACGGCTTTAGACTGTGCCGTACCAGAAAGTCACAGTCCATGAACAAGGCATTGCCCCTGAAGTTGCAGAGCGCAGGCACAAGGAACCGGCTGAAACTAAACTCCGTGGATGAGAACGGGTCTGGTTCGCGCCAGTACATCCCCATTTCACGGAGGTCATCTAGTCGAAGCGCGACAACCTCTGCCTCCATGTGTTCCAGAATGGACGCACGGGCCACCTCGTAGGCGATGTCCTCGCGGCTATCGTATCCGATAAAGATTTTCAAAACGGCAAATCCTCATCGTCGTTGAACTTCTCTGGGTTTTGCTCTGCCATCGTTTTAGGACGCGCAGCCTGCTTCGGCTCAAACTTGAGCGACATAAAAGCATCGCCGGTCTTACTGCTGCGCTTAATCCACGCGCTAATGTTGAGGTCAATGTTGTCAATGACGGCAGAGCCACGGTAGTCGGGAGCCTTCTCGTTGCCGCGCTTTTCGTTCTTGAAGAGCACGCCGCGCATATTGTTGTCGTACTGCTTATTCACAGGGTCACCTTTTCTAGTTTGTTAAGTTTGTCGTCCAACTCTTGCAGGAAAGTAGTTACCTCCTGCTCAAGCATCTTGATGTAGTCGTCATCACGCGGGACGCGCACGACTAACAGTTGCAGCCGCTCGGGCAAACGCGGGTCGTAGGACACGAAATCGCACCACGGTCTGCCCGTGCAAGCCATCTGCCATTGCATCTGCGTGAAGTATTTAAGGGGGGGAAGTTCTGCCAACACATACTCAAGGTGAGTAGCGGTGTTAGGGCATTTGACCTCTATTAAACCATCCTCGGCAAACCCGTCGGGGGAGGCACCAGACATTGCAACAGTCGGATGGTCTATAAAGCCGACATCCTCGACCAGTATCCCGGTCTTGGCGGCGTAGGCGGCTTTGGCGTTCGGCTCCTGCTCTGTCCCCCACTCCATCGCGGCGTTAGTGAACGAGGATGCCTTCTGGCCTGTCAGCCGCTCGACCACAAGGTCAGCCATATAATTAGCGCGACCTGCGCCATAGCCGGTCTTGGTCTTGGCAATGACATCCGCAACGCGGGAGGCTGTGACCTTGCCAAGCCGTGCGGCAAACCAATCGTCTGTACGCTGTTCCATCATATTTTTAATACCTTTTCAATAAATGATGCTGTCAATGGAACTTGTCCATCCGGTAATTCTTCGTACAAATCACAACGGTCGTATGCGCTTACGGGTCGTTGCTTTGCTTTTATGTATGGCGGCCAAGCAAACGCGCAAAATCCTTCGTCGTCTTTTTTCTCAACATAAAAAATGCAACTTCCGCAACACCGTTCCCCTTGATGTTTGCTCATGTCGTACCCCCGTTGCCCAACTCCCTTTTGCGTGCGCTGAACGCATCCATGTGCGTTGCGCGGATGGCGGGGTCAAGTGATTTGAACAAGGTAACAAGCGCAGCCGCGTCAGTCACAGACGCAATCTGCGCCAGCACTTCGGGGTTAGGCTCGACCTTCTCCGACTCTGGCAAATCCTCGCCTGCGTAAATGTAAAGGCCGAGGCCGTGCATTGCGATGGCCTTTGTAAGACAACGCATGATGGCGCTATTCACGGCAAACGCATCAGGGTCAACGATGGCTTTGTTCCTGTTATCCATGACAGGAAGAATGCAGGTCTTGATGTCGCCCTTGATTTCGACGCTGACCTTAACCATTGCTGTGCCGTTTCGCAGGTACATCACGGGGCTGTTGTCCCATTCGTGCGCCGTCCATTGTGCGCCGGGGTCAATCTTTAGCACTTCAGCCCACGCCCACGCCCATGACAGGTAAGACAGGTTGCCTTTCTTTTCAACATGGTCGTTGACATTGATTTTTAGAAGGTCTGACATTTCTTGCTCTCCTCAATCATTTGTTTAAGTTCGCGCCGCAGTTCGTTGTGGCGGTCAATATCGGCTTGCGTCCAAGTGAGGATGACCGGCTCGGTGTAGTACCGGTGTTCCTCGCATTCGCGTTGCTGTTGCCAGTCGTCCATCAGAAAGTCCTCACAGCAAGCCACGCGAGGGCGGCAAACATGGCAAACGAAAACAGGTACAGGCCAATGGTTTTCATTCGGTCACCTTGATGAGCAGGTGTGCCAGCGATTGTTCGATGGTGGCGTATTCCTCGGCGCACAACGCCAGTCGCCAAAACATATATGCGTCAACCGTGTCGTCTGCAATGTCTTGCACCAGCGCACAGTCGGCAGGGCTGCGGGTCTGAACCATCCGCGCCCATGCGGCACGAAGGGTCTTGTCGGTGATGCGGCTCTCAAGGCCAGCAAGTTCTTCCCAAATGTTCACAGGTTGTCCTCCCACGAGCGGCGGCGGTCGAGCCGGTCTTCGGCGGCCCAGTCAGCATCGCGCTCGGCTTTCTTGCGCTCGGCAAACGCTGCAAGTCTGTCGGTGTAAACAAAGATGGGGGCCGGGAGGGTCAGCCAAGTGCCGTCCGGCAGTTTGATGGAGGTGATGGCGGCTGAATCCATCGTGCCGTCGTTGCAGAACTCGAAGTCGAGTTCGCAATGCAACCCCTCGACCAGTTCGTATTCGCGTGTCATGTCAGTCATGTCTGTTGCTCCTATCTGTGGATTGACTCAACACCCATAGGTTAACACAGGTTACGGGTATGTCAACACCCCCTTGTGTTTTTTTTCACAGGCGTTAACTTTCACGGCATGGACATCCAAGCCGCCCTTGCCGTTGCAGGTAGCAAAGCCGCCCTCGCCCGTAAACTTGGGGTTAGCCGTCCGGCTGTCTCACGGTGGGTCAAGGCAGGGAAATTGCCTGCTATGCGGGTATGGCAATGGAAGGCTCTAGAAGCCGTCACCCCGCCGATTACAGCCGATTCTACGCGCACCCCCGGCTGACCCCTGCCCCGGCTGTAAAGCCGCCAGAATCTCTCTGGTGCGGGTTTCTGTGCGATTGGACGCTACAGGACTTCTCTGGACGCCAACCCTTAAACGACAAACCCTCCACGAAGGAGGGCTTGACGCGGGCGGGGGGGATGCCCTAACCTCAAATTGCATGGCGAGGTACGGAGAGATTAACCCCGGGGGATGGGGTTGTCAATTAACCGACCTCCCGCTCGGGAACTCTGGTCGGGAAAACTACGCGCAGAGAACCTTAAACCTACACCGGGGCAGCCAGCCTGTAGGCACGCGGCGTTAGTCGGGAAGCGTGAATGGCACTTGAGGGGACGAACCTTGAGCAAAAGTAGCCGACAGCAGGGTGGCTCCATCCAGTCATCAATTCTGCACGATTGGCTTAGGCGTATTCCGTCTATGCCGTGCAGAGTTCACCATCAGTCATCAGGGTCTAGACCCTCCTTCTAGACCATCTTTAGCCTCAATCAGTCTTGAATCTAGAAGCCTAAACTAAAGTTGTTGCATTAACCTCCGTGAACAGTTACGCTTGTCCTGTCTAACCACAGAGAGGTTTTTATGCACGAACTAGACGAAGCCGCATGGGAGCGATGGGTTGCCTACCGCAAGGCCATCCGCAAGCCCATCAAGGAAGTCAGCGAACACGCGATGAAACTGAAGTTGTCGCGGTTTGGTGCTGACCAAGATGCTGTGGTTAACCAAAGCATCAGCAATCAATGGCAGGGTTTGTTTGAACTTAAGGACAAGAAGAAACCCGACCGCCCCCAAAAGTCACCGGAGCAGAAGGCGCAGGACGATGCGATGTTTATTGCCGCGCAAGACCGTGCCAGTAGAGGCTGGGACAAGCAGGAACCGACCCCGATAAACCGATTGAAACTCT